TTCTGGAGTTTGAGATGGCAATTTTCCATCAACAGAATGCGTGAAATCTGGTTCAATTTCTCTCTCTAATTCTTTTTTTGCTGTCTTTGGTTTTTTTTCTCCTTTTCTTGCGGGCATAAACTGAATGCCCCCCAATGGTTGCTTCGTCGGCAACTCGCCAGCAACAGGTTTATCGTTCTTGTCAAGAATTGTGATTAGATTCTCGTCGAATACGACATAGTTGTATGTGCCTTCGCCTTGCTTGCGCGATGTTCCATCGAGGTAGCGTATGCCGGGAATACCTGCTGTAAGAAGTGCTTTGGATGCTTCTTGAGGATTGCCAAGTCTACTATATGTTATTTGTCCTTGTTCGTTTGAATCATACTCATCGCTATCTGAACGATAATCAGCATTCATTTCAGCAAGAGCTTTCTGCACCTTCTCGCTTTGCTCACTCAATGGCTTATCCCAATCGAGCAAGTCTTCGTCTTTTACATCAAGATCAACTTTATAAAGGTTTCCTTCAAACTTTGCGAAACTACCTCCTTGGAGTAAACGAATGGCATCTTCCGCACCGGATATAAACTCTGTGTTGGACTGCACATTTGATCCAGATGATGCCCATATTTCAGCTTGTCGTTTCCTCTGCGTAATTTCATTGATTATCGATGGCAGTGTAGTTTTTCCGTTTTTCCAAAAAGACTGAGCTTCTTTAAGGATTTTTTGAGTAATTGGATTACTAGTCAAACCAACAAGAACGTCGCCTTTGGCATTCAATAACTTTACGCCAGACAGAGCGTCTCGGTAGTTTTTGGCTACCCCTTTATTTTGTGCAAAGTAAAGCCCCCATCCATACGCCTGCGCTCCTTCGCCAGTGCCTATGTTTGCCAGCTTGAACTTGTCCACATCAAATGGAGTGCCATGATAAGCAGGAAGGAAGTTGATGAGTCCAGCGGATGACACTAAAGCATTTGAGAATGGCTTGATTACTGAGTCAGCTTCTGGTTTTGCACTTGTTTGAAGATCAGCGGGTTTGATGGTGTCAGCACCTATCATCTCCGAACTTTGTGGTTTTTCCGAGATAGTAGGTTCCATCTTGGTAAAAGTTTCAGATGGTATAAATGGAGTTCCTGTTTCGCTATCTTTTCCGATAGGCCCAGAAACTTTCACAACATTATCAATTGGAATGCGTCCAGATGCCCTTAAATAGTCATCTGCGCCAATCATAAATAAATCAAGTCCCGCTGGGTCTATTGCAAGAACAACGCCTTGTTTGCCATGCGGAATATATGTTTCTGCTGTTACTACGTTCGTAGAAAGATTGATTTCTTCTTCTGGAGAAATTACACCTCGACCATCTGTGTCAATGTATCCTTGGTTTTGGATTCTTTCCCAATCTTCTTTTGTTACTCCGCGAAACAAAACGCCTCCAGTAAGTTCAACTTCAAATTTGTCACCAAGAGCATCTGAATCAGCAATCTTTTTTCCTTTTTTCCATCGTCTACCAGTATCCCTTGGGCCAAACAATCCTTGCTCTATTTGCGTTGGAACACCTTCATTTAGTGATTCAAGATCGCTTAAATATCTGTCTCTTTCATCTAAACTTAACTTTTTTGCACCGGGATTCCTAACTTGAAATTCTAAATCGCGGACTTCTTTTCTTATTGCGTCATACTCTTCATAGAGTCTTGTTGCTTCAGGCGAATCAAACGATTCTTCGTTTGCCTTTGTATTAAAAGCTTCCAATGCGGACTTCTTTCTTGCATTTGCTTCAGCAAGCAATTTTTGAATATTTTCTATGCTTTGTGTTTCAACTTCACCTTCCATGCGTTCTGGCATGAAGTTGATTTTAGCAAATCCGTAGTTTACTGGAAGTTTTGTTGCGTTCTCGTTTGGAATCAATTCAGCAATGTGGTCAACGCGAATGGACATGATCGTGCGATTAGCATCCTTGTTCCGTGGATCGCCTTTTTTGCGCGGAATAGTTGTCCTATCAAGGTTTGTAAATTCAGTTCCTTTGTCGTAAAGGTTTAGAAGATCGTTAAAAATGTTCTTCTTCTGCAATGCAACTTGAGGATCGGCATCAAGACCAGTTTCTCCAGCTTTGCCTTGTTGCCAGTTATTCAAATACTTTGAGAAATCATCAAATGTGCGCTCAAGGTTGTTGTCCCAGAAACGCAAGCGTCCCGGCATACGTTCGTTCCACAAGCGCATTTTATCAAATATGCGTCCAACAGAAATTGTGGTTACAAGGAAATTGCCTTTCTTAGACAAGTGCATTCCGATTGGCACAAGGTCATACATCTTTGGCGAGAATGCTTGATACTTGCCCTTGTCATTCATTACCGCTGCGTAATCCACAATGAACCTTGTTCCGTCTCCGCGAGCAATGGCATCATTAACTTTCAGCATATGCTCCTTGAGCGTCCTTGGAACAAGACTCTCTGGCATATCCTTGATAGCTTGAATTTGTGCTGGAGTAAATGTGCCGCGATATGTTTCTGAGCCTTCTGCTACTGGCTCAAAACGATTAGGAGTCCCGTAATCATCAGTATCAAGTGCCTCTGTAATTAGTTTTTTGCGATCCGCATCAATCTTCTTTGCGTCCTTCGCGTCATACATGACAGGAGTTACCCCGTCTGGTTGCATGACCAAATCACGCGAGACAACAAGAGTTCCACCTTCGGGAACTTGCAGTCCTTGCGCTTCCGCTGGAATGTCGCCATATCCAGAAAGTTTCTTCATTCCAACATCAGTGCTTTGGAATGTTCCTTCCCGTGGATTTGGCGTTGTCACAGGCATTGACTCGCCAATTTGATTGCCGTCCTTGTCGAATACCTTGACCTTAAACTCTGTTTTGAATAGCGGAGAATCTTTTCCGAAACGCTCGATCAACGCAGAGTTTTTCATCATCTGCGCTTTGCTGATAGCAGGCATATCAGCTTCTTGCGCTGGAGGCGAAATTTCGCCATTTAAAGAAACTATCTGGCGCATTGCATCTCTTGCTGCCGCCATCGCTTCTGGTGGGAATTCTGCGCGTGTATTAGCGGCAGTAACAATGTCACCTCGCCCTCCCAATCCGTAAAAACGATTGATTGCACGATCCAGCAAGTTTTTCTTTGCTTTGATCCTTGCGCGATCCCACATGGCAAGCGTTGCGGAATCCAAATCATTTGCAAGATGCCTGCTGGACACTTCTCCAAGCAAGTCTGCCATGACTTCGCTCTTCATGTAGTTGGCAACTTTGTTTTCATCCAACTGACCACGGGATTCATCCCAAAGTTTGTTCAGCTTGGAAAATGCTTCTCTTCCTTGCGGGTCTAAATGGCGAAGGTATCCATCGTTGAAAAGTTCAACGAGTTTTGCCTTTGAGAAAATACCAGAAGTTGTCGCCTTGATATTTCCAGCGGCATCGCGGATTTCGTTTTGGAAAAGCATTGAACGCACTGGAGCAAGTGCTTCTTGGAACTCTGGCACAACATCCATGAAGTGCGATGTTTCGTGAACCAATGCTTCGGTTGGTGATTCACCAAACAACTTGATGCGCTCACGAATGGAGTCTGCATTGATAACAATCGATGGTTTTCTGCGGTCAAATGCAAGCCCTTGTTGTGCGGGATTTGAGTAAAATCCAGCTTGGCTTGCCATTTGAACAAGGTCAGCGTCTGGAACATTGCTGTTCGCTGGATCATTACGCAACCTTTGATAGATTTGATCGGTTGAAAGAACATTGAATCCAACATTGTTCTGACCGCTCTTCATAACACCATTGGTAATGTCTTGAAGGTTTGCGTATGTCTTCAAAAACTCCCTGCCAAATTCATTGCGCGTTTGCACATTGGCGCGTTTTACTTGATCAAGTGCAATCTTGTTTTTTTCTACTTCCGATTGAGCAAGTTTGATTTTTTGAGCATCTTCTCCTGATCCTTTGTAAGATGCCATCAAGTTTGCAAGGTCAGATTCACTTTCGTTCAGCTTTGTTTCTCTTGCAGAAATAGCATTATCAAAGTCAGAAATTTGATCCAAGTTTGCTTGGGTTTCTGGATCAGCTTCTTGATACCTGCGGTGGATGCGAGAATCGTCTGAAATACGTTCACGTTGCTCAATTATAGGGTCATTGCCCATCATCTTACCCTTGATATGCTGCAATGCGCGTCCACCAAGAGTGATTGCAAGCCCATCAGCGAGCATCTGCTTCATCTCATCTGGATCAGCGGACTCTAATGCTCCAGTAGCAAGAGCAAGCGTAGTTCCGTGGATTCCAGTTTTTGCATACTCAACGGAGTTGGAAAGAATGTTATCAATCGTCTTTCCTCCACGGGAAAGGATTTTAGCCTTTAATGCTGACCCTTCAGCGGATTTGCCGAGCGTTTCAAACGTCTTTCCAAGAGGTGCAACCTTGCGAGCTTCTGCAAGCTCTCTAACAAATGTTGGAATTTCAAGTCCAACCTTCGTTCCTTTCAATACGCCTCTTGCGGCAACCCCGCCAAGAACGCCACTCAAAATACCAGTCATTGGCGATTCGTCGGAAACGCTATAACCAGCAACACCACCAAGAACAGGAGCGGTAATGTTACCAAGAACTTTATTTACTTTTTCAGCGGCAGGTTTAAATCTTTCAATCGCCTTCTCAATTTTTCCTGCACCTTGAGCAACCGCTTCTGCTCGCTCCGTGCGCTTTCTAAGCATTTCTGCAAATTCAGACTTTCGCAATGTTTGTGCTGCCTTGTTGATTTCAGCAATTTCATCAGCGGATTTGCCAATGTATTTCAATCCTTTTGCGATGCCTGTTCCTGCTTTTGCAACCGCTGAAACAGCACCCATTGTTCCCATGCCAAGCTCACCGGGAAGCAAGAACTCGCCAGCAATTCTTACGCGAGCATTTTCTTCTGGCAATTCAGACTCCATATCAGAAGTCAAATTGTCAATTTGCTCACGCGCCATCGCGTCTTGTTGAACTTTTGCTTCCTCAACAGAAATATTGTCTCTTACTGCCAATTCTTCTGGCGATTCCATTTGCGATTTTGCAATGTATGAAAGCGCATCTTTTGCCAGCGGATTATCAAGCATCCTGCTATAAACAGTTGGATGTTCACGGAAGTATTCAGCTTGAGCTTGCGAAACTAACCTTCGTCCTTTCCAGCGTTCAAATCGATCTTCTGGATTTACCAAGCCAAGTTTTTCACCAGCAGCATCCGCCCAACCAAAACCACCTTCTTGTGCTTTTGCTGTTGCCCAAGACACGCTTTCTGGAATCTCAAAAGCTGGAGCCATGAACGAGTAGAATGAACCTTTGGCTTTTTTAATGTTATTAGCAGCTTCTTCGTCACTGACAGTCATGTCAGTTGCCTTGACAACATCGCGTCCGAATTCCGCTGCTCCAAGTCCAACTTTTGCACCTAACTTTGAAACATTTTTAACGACATCCCAAGCATCACCACCAAGATTATACCAATCCTCCCAAGATGTAGGAATTGATGGCATCTTTGACTTTTCAACCTCAAAAATGCGCCTTGCTTGAGCGTCATCAAGCGGAATATCTTTGCGAGATTGAGCTACCTTGTATTGTTCCTCATCGCTTAATGCGTTAAACAAACCTTTTTCTTCATCGTCAAGCTCGTTTGAACGTTTATTTGAAATAAGTCCAAGGAAAATATCTCCGCTGGATTTTTGCGTTGGAGCAGGTTCTAACCACCTTTCGGCAGACTCAAAAAAATCACCTTGCGGTTCTTCAACTGGAGTTTGTTGTGGTTCTGCCGAAACCTTCTGCTTAACATCTTCAAGAACGCTTACTGGTTTTTCTTCTTGAGGTTGTTGAGATAGTTCCGCTTCGACTTCTGCCTTGATTTCGTCAAGAATGCTTGCCATTTTATCTATTTCCAAACATCGATTCTATTGTTTCTCCGTATTTTGTTACTGGCTGGCGAGGAACCGCTGGTTGAAATGTTGGTTGTGGAACTGGAGTAGGAGTTGGAGTTGGTTTTGGTTGTGATTTCTTTTTCAACTCTTCTTGTTGTTTAACAAGATCAAATAATACTTTGCGCTTTGCAAGGAAGTCTGGAGAGTTTCTTTGATCTACTGGAACTTGTTCAAGCTCCATTGAAAGCGTTGAAATTTGGTCTTGTTGAGCTTGCTGTTGCGTCACTTCTTCTGGCATATCAAACTCAACAACAACTCGTTTTGGTTCTAAACCATATTCTTTTGCAAGTGAAGTATATGATTTTTTTAATTCACCATATTCACCACGTCGAGAATCGTATTGTTTTTTAGCCTGTCCAAGAAAATCTTTTCTTTGTGAATCTGAAAGGATTTGACCATTTAAAAGTTTATTATATGAAGCAACAACCCTATCTGGAACTCCACCTGCATTTTGAGCATTTGCGTATTCGCCCTCACGAACAGTTGATCCGGGATCAAGAAGTTTCATGTAACCAAAAATCAAAGACATATCTCCAGCAGCAGAAGGTTCACCGCCAGATGTTTTAATACTTCTCCATGCGCTTTGAATTGTTTTGAAGTCTTTTGTTTGGCCTACATATTCATCGCGCAATTTCTTTTCCGTTTCAAAATTAATTCCAGTGTCCGTTGCTTTTCTTGCTTCAGCTTCTGCCTTTTGTTCAGCGGCAATTTCTGATCGGCTCATTTTTTCACGAGGTTCAACACGGAAAAATGGAATTCCATTTTCGTCAACTTCTTGCGTGTATTTTCCTTGCTTGAAACCGGGAATGTCACGATATGCCATTTGTTGGGCTTGTTCCTCTGTATCAACATCTCCAGACTCTGGCATTTGAATCTTTACCTCTTCTTTAGGTTGAGCTTTTTCAATTGACAGCAAAGTTTTTTGCGGTGGTTTTTCAAGAACACTTGGAATTACTCCATAAGGTTCAAACTTTGATTGAATTTCCTTTTCTTGTTCTGGAGAAATCAATCCTGTTGAAACTTTCCCAAGCTGCATTGATTTAGGTTGTTCAATTGGTGCAATTGGGCCAATTCCAGAATCAGTTGATGCTGTTAAATATTCAGCAGAAATATTTTCAAGTGCTTTTGCTTGATCTGCAATGTTTGCAGACATATCGCTTCCTTGCATTGAAGTGGTTTCTAAACCTGATGGAGTTAAATTAAAATCAATTTTATCATCAGTTGTTTCCGTTGATTCTGGAAGCGGTTCTGTATCTATTGAACGATAAATTCTTCTTTTTGCTCCAGCGGGAACAGAACCTTCAATTCGTTTATCAATTGCATCTGTCTCTAACTCTAATTTTTTTGTTTTAAGTGCTTCAATATATGGATCGTATTGTTTTGCTTTAAGAGCGGCTACTTTCAAGTCATGCGCTCTTTCAGCAAGTTTCTCCTCTTTAGCCTGCTCTGTCTTGTATTTAGCAGTAATGCCTTCAGTAATGCCGCCAACAGCAGCAAGAATGCCTTTGGAGATGCCTTCAGATACAAGTTCTGGACGCGAGGATGGAATAGGAGCGTATGTTAATGGCTGAAGCTGGAATTCAGCCCTGCGAGTGACATCAAGTGGTTGCAACCCTTGCAATGCGCCAAGATTGGCAAATTGAGGATTGAATTTATATCCTTCGCCAGAGTAAGAGATTGCCATAATTAAACGCCACCAAATTTAAGGTCAGACGAAGATGGAAGCGAGAACATATTTGCTTTTTTAGATGCCGCTCCCGCGCCTTGGTTTACAAGACCTGTTAAAGCGGGATTTACAGAGGTTGTAGGTGCATTAGAATATGTTGATGGCAGCATTCCCGCTGCTGCACCAAGATTTGCGAGTGCTTCTTCACGCGATTTGTTGAAATCAAATCCACCGCCAGTTGCTTGTTGTCCAGCGGTTGCTTGTGCTTGCTGTGATGCAAGAAGTGCGTTGGCATCGCGGATGGACTGCATTGAACCTATTGTTGCAAGTTCTTGACGAGCCGCTTGCTCTGCTTGCTGTTGGCGTTGCGTTCCGGCAGTAATTTGCGATTGCTTTAATGCTTCTTCTTGAGCTTTTTGTGCAGCAGCAGCTTGAGCGGCTTGCTGTGCTTGCATTTGAGACAAAAATTCCATTGTTGGATCAACTGGTGTTCCTCCATCGCCGCCACCTTTTTTACTTTTAGTTTTTGTTCCAAAAATAGCTTGCCGTCCATAATAACCAACAGGATTCAAAAATTTATATGGTGAATTTTTTGAAACCTTTAATGATCCACCCATATTATGCTCCTCCGAAAGTTAAACCAGTTGTAGTTGGAACGGAGAACATATTTGAGCGTTGCTGTGTTCCACCTGCGCCAGCATTTGCTGCCATTGCTGCCGCTCCTTGTTGTCCTCCCATTGTTCCAAGAGATGCTTGACGATACTGACCAGCATCACCAACAGGAGATGGCGTTGCTCCTCCAACTGGAGCAGATGCCTTTTGTGCAGCAGCCATAGTAGCTTGGTCTTGCGCTTGCTGACCAACATTCATTCCACTCAATGCGCTTCGTGCAGCAGCTTCGCCTTGTTGTTGAGCTTGCATTCCCGCCTGTTGTTGCGCTTGAATTTGAGCCTGCCTTTGGCGTTCAGCTTCAGCGGCAGCTTGTGATTCTGCCATTGACGCTTGCTGCTGTTGCTGCATAGCCATAAATGCAATCATTGGATCAACTCCAGAAGGCTGTTGTTGTTGCTGTTGTTGCTGTTTAGGTTGTGATCGTCTTCCACCCATAAATTAAAAGAATTTGTTGGTTGTTAGCACGGCATTTAACTTTGTTCAAGAACTTTTTTGCGAGCTTCTCTGCAAAGATCACTGCCGGGTTCAAATTGCCTGCAAGAATTTGGTCTGTCATTGTAAACCTTACAACAAACAGATTGACCAACTTTTCCTTCAAGAGCAATGCAGCGATTGTCAATTGTTTTCATCAGTGGATAATCTGTTCTGACCATTTCATTAGGTATGTTTATTGCGTCTGATCGATCTCGTTTTAAGACAGGCCATGACCATTTAAAACAACAACAAGCACCGCATAATTTGCAGTCAAATTCATCTATTTGTTCCATGTAACAGGACGAAAACCAAGGTCATCATTAACCAAATCTTCGTATGGCACAAGGTGAGAAATGTTTGATATTTTAGCCTTTAATTTTGGACAATCAACATACTTTCCTTCATGCCTGTTTACGCAGTTGAAGCAAATAGGATAGAAGTCTGCATTAAGCGACTTGTCGGGATTGTTTTTCCATTTGTGGTAATCTTTCACATACCTTGTCGGGTCTGGCTGAACTCCGTTGTCTTCCAGATACTGAAAAATATCGTCATCAGTCCAATCTCGCATTGGATACAATGACATTGGCGAATTGTCCGCATAGCGAATATCAACTGCAAGCGGAACATGACCCTTAATCAAATCTGTGTCGCTATACTTGGTTCCAATATACACTGCTCCCCAAGGCCAATTAAACGTGCCTGTAGGACGCTGTAGAACATCAGTAACGCCACACAAGAAATCCTCGCTTTCCTTTGGTCTTTCAGTCCCAAGAGAAAGACACACGGCAGTTCCTTGACCCCATTGATAGTATTTGATGAAATCAAAACGCAACTCGCCAGTCTCAACATCAGGCCCATCCGCAATCGCTATTTTGCTTGGAGCGTAATCGTAGACCTCAAGTTTCCACTCTTTAATCAAACGATCCGAATAAGCGTATCGTTCACGCAACTTTGGTTCACGATACTGGATGACAGGAAGATCAATTCCTGCTCCAAACTTGATCAAATGCAGCAGTGCCGTGGAGTCTTTACCTCCACTCCACAAAACCACTGCTCTGGGCCACCTTTTGTTCCATTCTTTGATTTTATGTATTGTTGTATCTATTAGTTGTTTCATTAAATAATAATTGCTACACCTGCCAATGCGCCAATTGCCGCTCCTCCAGTTGAAAGCATTTGACCTTGTTGCGCGTTTGCGCTAGCGGCATTTTGTTGAGCATTTTGAAGCATCATTTGCTCATAATTTTGTTGACTTTGCTGTTGATTTTGATTGATTTTTTGAAGTTGCCCGAGGTTAGAATTAATCCAATCTGTTGTCGATTGATTAAGTTGTTGCGCTCCTTGCATGACATTGCCTTGGTATTGTTGCATCGCAGCAAGATTTTGCTGTTTTGCAGCTTGCTCGGCAGCAATAATAGACGCTGGATCAAGACCGCCAATTGGAGCGGGAGTTTGAGCAAGGTATCCTTGTTGAATTGCGAGATTTTGCAACCTTGCCTGCCTTCCAGCTTCTGTTGCTTGATCGTAAACGGCAGACCTGCCAATCAAGCTATCAGTTCCAAGTCCAGATTGGTTCATCAATCCTTTTTTGACCGCCCAATTGTCCATCCAAGTCTTTGTTGCATCCAAGTTAGTCGCCTCTGCAACTTTAGAACCAAGTTCATCGCGCATCTTGGAAATCTCTGGATTTAGCAACCGATCAAATTCCTTTGAACGCTGCAAATTGTCCATTCCAAACTCTGCCGCTTGCTGTGAAGTTTTTGCAGCATCAAAAGACTGCATTAATGGAGCTTGAGACGAGTATGATTTAAGAAGATTTGCTTGATTTTGCAACATCGCAAGTTGTCCTTGCGATTGAATACCTAAACCTTGAAGTGCTACCGTGGAGTTTGGTTTTTGGTATGCCATATTATACAGCAATTGCTTTGGGAACCGCATTCATTTTGTATTGATATTCTCCAGCGGGATTTGTCCCCATACTTGCCGCTCCAGCACCTTTTGCCATTGAGCCATATCCTTGTGCCGCTCCACTAACAATATTTCCTGCCGCTTGAGCATATGCGCCAGTCATCGCTCTGTCTGCTGCAAGATTTTGAGCTTGTTGCCCAAGCAATGCGCCTTGGTAATTCAATTTGTTTTGCATCGCGTTTTGTTGCAAATTTTGGAAGTTTGCTCCAGCTTGCGCCATTTGATCAGAGACAGATTGATTAAATCCTCCAATGTTTCCATACATAGCATTCTGCCAGTTTTGAAGTGCTTGCAAGTTAGATGCTTTTGCCGCTTCTTGAGCGGAAATTGATGTAGATGGATCAATGCCCCCAACTGGAGCTTGCATTTGACGAAGAATTTCTTGCTGCAATGCAAGGTTTTGCTGATCGTAGTTAGCTTTTGCTTTCAATGCAGCATCGTATGTTGCAGCTTGCCCAATTGTAGAATCTCCAAGCCCTGTTTCGTATCCTTGAATAAGTCCTTGGTTACGCGCCCATTCGTTCATGTATTGTGCTGCGTTATCCATGCTGGCAAGGCGAGCAAGTTCCGCACCTTGAGCTTGTCGCATTTGCGCTGCTTCTGGAGAAACCATTTGCTCTAATTCGCGTGAACGTTGAACATTGGCCATTCCAAGTTGTGCAAGTCGTTTTGATTCAGCGGCAGCATCATACTCTTGCTGTGCTGGAGCCATTCTTGCATAAGCATCAAGCAATTGAGCTTGCGTTGCTTGTTGCTGTGTTTGGGCTTGCTGCATGGCAAGCATAATAGCCAAATCCCGCGAGGAATCTGGTTTTGTCAAATACTTTTTAGCATCAACTTTTTTTGCGCCACCCATGATTAAAAATTAGTCATACTATAAATTTCACGATCTGTTTTTGTCAAACCTAATTTATTCATAATTTCATTGCTAAAATTAGGCCGATCATTGACTAGTGGAACTCCAATGTATCCGGGTTGTCCAGAAAGTTGCGAATGCGCCTTCCAATCGCTCATCACTTGGATCACATCTTGTGGTCGCGTGTGTTGTGGGTGAAAGGCAGGATAGACGACAGGAAGAAATACATGATCAGAATATCCAAATAACTTGCCATTAGAATAATGCGCGTAAACATTGATATTCGGGTGTTCGATGATTTCATGGTCAAATTCTTGAGCGAAATCTTGTAATTCATAGAATTCGTTTGATCCATGCCTTGCATATTTATATTCAATTCTTGTTCTCATATATTTATCTAATTAGTTCCAACCACAACTTCGTTTCCGCTCAATTCAGTTGGCAAGTATCCTTTAAATCTTTCTGCTTGCTGCTGAATAACCTTGTTCCGTGTGGAAAAGTTACCACAAACAACGCAAGGCAGGCAATTTTCAGCATCGATTGGAATTGGAACAGAAGAATAGAGAGGCACAACTGGATCATCGCCGAATGGTGATACAAAGCGGTTTGGGAAGTTTGTAACTTTTACAGAAGCGTCAACGATGGATGGCATATTAGCAAGGATTTAATATTCTATATTGATTTGCCGCTGCATTTGCGGCCTGTTCAGCAAGAATTCCAGCTTGTTCTTCTGCGTGAGTGAAAGAAATACTTGACAAGAACGATGCTGCTGCCGTTGCTGAAATTGATGACAAAGATGGACAAGTTAAAGTCACAGTTCGATAAACTTTAGCATACCAACTTTGCTGGTCTGTTTGAGGCACTTCATACGGACTTGGTAGTAAATCAAGAGTCAATGTTGATCCATCTTGGGCAAGCAAACAAGATTGTTTTTCTTTTGAATTTGGAACACCAGTTGACCTTTCGCTCCACGGGTCTTGAAACATCCGAATTATCTCAACTCCTAACTCTCCACACCATTCAACGAGCATAGAAAAGCCCTTATCAATATCCGTTGTCAGATAGGATTCGCACGTTTCAGCAGTTGCATTTCGAGTTGCAGATTCAGTAATCAAACGTCGATATTGCGTGTTTAGAAAACCGAACTTTTCAATTTCTGGAGCAAATGGAGTGTCCTGCCACTGGTAGTCTTCAGTTACTGCTAAAATGCGCGTGTCAAGAATTGATTGATACTGCCCCTTGCTTCCTCGATATGATGCCTTGACATCTGCCGTTCCTCCAATCTCACAACATTCTAGTTCTGCGTAAACAAATTGTTTGTAATCCATCCCATCACCAAGCAAAGGTGTTTCAACTTGCGAGTAAATGCGATTGAATAGTTCAGTTGTTGTTCCATCCGCATTGATGCTCAAATATGAGTCAACTCGGTTTTGAGTAAATGATTCCCAAAGCGAAATGTAAGAACCATCATTTGTTGCAGAGTAATCAACGGAGAAATGAAAACATCGAGGTTGTCCATCAACAATTCCTGTAGTCCACTCAACTGGTCTGCTGCCAGTCCATACACCGCACCAAGCAGGTTGGCGCGATGATCCCATTTCCGCTGCAACTGCCCAATCCATGACCATTGTAGCTGAATTTAGTGGTTCAAGATACGGAATGCTATAGAGTAAATAATTCTCAAATGATGTAGCGCAAATGCCAGTTTGGTTGCCTGCCATGTATGCTTTTGCTCGCACCATTTCGACATCTTTATACAATACCTGCGACGAAAGGTAAGCGTTGCCAGCAACGTCCGCTGATACAAGTCCACCTTGCGAAAACCACCACATTTGACCAGCTTGAAACGCGATGGACTTGCCAGCGATGCAACCTACATTCGCAAACAAAATAGTTTGAAAATTAGGCGTTGTTCCCCATGCTGCCCTGTCGTAAATTCCGCTTGAAAGAGCATAGGTTTCACGATCTGTGAATACATACAATTTCTGGTCGTTATTCTGACCTACATAGTTCACCAATGCCGTTACTGGTCGAGTAAATGAGAAGTCTCCTCGCCCTGATCCCGTTGTGCGTTCCTGCCAGCTTGTAGGATCGCCAAGATCAGACGCAAGAACGATGTTTTTGTTAGCAATCCAAAGTCGATTACCAGAATATGCCATCCAAAAACCAATTGGTATGTCAGGGTCTTGCACTCCAGTAGTATTTGATCCATCCCAATACACAGGAGCGTTCACGCCATCTTGGATGAACAATACGCGATGCGAAGGTGTGACTGAAACATCACCGCCAGTCGAAATGTTTGCTGATTTGGTTGCCAATGTGAAACAAAATTGTGAAACATTTGGATCAAGCGAAACATTGGTAAGTTGGAATGGTTTCCAATCTTTAGGTTGCGTTAATGGGAATGGACTCCAATAAACCTTGCCGTTTACAGCAAATACAATGTATGGCAACTCATCCGCTTCAACTCCTTCGCCATTTGTTCCGTAAATTTGCGTAGATGTTGTAGCATCTGCTGCTTTGAATTGCTTGTTTGCAAGAAACAAAATTCCGCCTTGAAAATTGCCCGGAGGCAATGACAAACGCATGGATTGTCCCGGTCTTGTCTGCGCGATACCACCTCTAAATTGGCAATTTACTGCCCATTTAACTTGATTTTCTGGCAATGCCCACGGATTACGAACAGAGTTTACGCCTTGAGTCCAACCAGCAGTTGTTTTTACTTGCCGTCCAGAAGTAATTTGAGGTGATTTCATTTTACCACATTACAGGGTCAGCTCCATCTCCTTCCGCATAACAAACGGAATTAATTTGAGGAACTGCCATAGCATGACCATCAATTGATTCTTGTTGATTTTTGAGGTATCCAAACGCAATCTGCCAGTAGCGCATAGCTTGATCTGCAAAATCCTTGTCTTCCAAGTCAACTGCGTGAACAGCAGCAATAATGGCGCGTTCTTGCTCAAGCGGAATATAATCATACACGCTTGTAATGCTTGGATTAGTCACCTTGTAAATAATCCTTGCCCATGCACAAGGCTTGCCAATGCGGATCCTACGATACTGCGGATTGATTTCTGTTGGATGATACTGACCGATTAGCGTCATGTCATTGCTGCGTCCGTAGTCCCATGCGTAAAGGCTAACGTATCCATCCGTAAGAGGTTTTTCAATGTGTGCAACGCTCTTAACAAAGATTGGATCGGAAATTGCGTCAACAAAAAATGTGGATGACACAGAATTTCCAGTCGTTGTGTATGTCCTGCGTCCAGTTGTGGATGTCAAGTTACGCGAATTGGCAAGCGTGTCGTAAAGCTCGAAAGAATTGTTATCAATCCGACGAACATAGTAATTCGTTCCAGAAACCAATCCAATTGGCAATGTGTCGCCTTCTTTTGCGCGAGCTACAAGCAGCGTTCCTGTCTCGTAGAGCGATGAATCAGCAACAATGTTGTTAGATGGTTGAACTGTAACATTGCGGATAATGTCAAGGCTCAACTGACCATTTCCTGTGGATGTCAAAACAACTAGAGACGCGCCATTATAAACGCGCACAGAGTCACCAATAATTTTGATCGTGTAATTGGTCAATGCAACCAAAGGAGTTGGCAATGTTCCAGATGAGCTAAATTGAACAACTTGATCTTCAGTCAAGAAAGCAGTATTTACAGGCTTAATCAGATTTGAGTCAACAGATGGAGAAACCTGCGTCCGAATAGCGTAATATGTTTGACCAGTTCCGAAAGAATCAATGTTGATAAGCGTTGTTAGTCCAACATTTGAATATGCTTTTGCAAGCGTATTTGATGCAACACTCAAATAAAATGGAGTTACACTATTATCAATTGCAGGAGATGTCGTTGGAAGGATATAATCAGTTCCAAAATAAATTTGTTGTCCACTTGTCAAACTTGTAAAATCACCCAACCAATTATTTGTGAAATCAACTCCAAATGCTCGTGAAAGAACAACATAAAATGTTCCTGTTCCAGCAGAAGTAATGTTTACATCACTAAAATCTGTGTTTTGAACAGTAAATGTTCCAGTAACACCATTAAGCGGAGTTTCTGCACGATATGCAGTTCCAGAAACAAGAGGTGATGGCAATGTGCCTGTAGATGAAAAATTTACAAATACACCAGTTGACGGACTTAATGTTATGTTTGGATTTGAGGAATACCCTGTTCCTGTAGTAACAACGTTAAGTTGCGTTACTTGACCAGTTAGCGAATCAACAACAGCAGTTGCTGTTGCCCCAGTTCCTCCACCACCAGTAATTTTTACCTCTGGAGGATCAATGTATCCAGAACCTCCATTTATCTTATTAAATCCAGCAATAAATGTTGTTGTAATTGTTGCAACAGCAACCGCTGCTCCCGATCCAAATGTAATTGATGGTGCTGTTTGATAGCCAAATCCTGCATCTGTAATAACAACATTTGTAACAACTCCAGATACAATTATTGCATATCCAGTTGCTTGTCTAACTACAATTGTGCTTCCAGAAGGTGGGTCTGGAGGCAATGAAAAAGTTACATCTGGAGCAACTGCATAACCAGAACCTCCGCTTGTAATTCTAACAGATGTTACAGAACCAACTCGTATGGCTTGGAATTGCGCTCCAGAACCAGATGGAGTTGCAATATTAAGTCCCGGCGCGGTAATTTGACTTTCTGTGCCTACTTTTGATGTGGCTTGAATTAGCTTGACAAGCGAGTTTGTTCCCGATCCAGAAGTTGTAATCTTGATTGGATTCACGAAGTTTGTCGGAGTTGATGCAGCAGCATCAGCTTGGTTTTCGTGCAATGACACTGAAAAATTATCAATGACATTTACAAAGTAATTCTGATTTGCAATGAGCGGTTGTGGCAATACGCCTCCAGCAGTAAATGCCTGCACTTGGTCGCCATCGCTGAAGTAATGCCGAACGCTGAAAACAAGTTTTGTCTCTGGAACAATTGCTTTGCGAATATCAATGTCAATTGGCGACATTGAACCTGTTGTGTAAATTGGATTGCTATTACTCTTCGCATCAGAAAGCGAACTAAAGATGTTCAAATTCAGCGAATCTATCGGTTGTGCAAAGTATGTTTTCTTTTGTTCTAATGGCGCAGGAAGCGGCAATGTTGGAAAAACAACCTCGTTAGGCGAGTCAATTGCAAACGATGGAGCAGATGCAAATTCCAACGAAGTTACAACTTGAGCATTACGCTGGTCGCGCAATTGCATTGAACCAAATCCAACTATGCTTGAAAGCGCGATTGGGTATTGCAATGCTTCAGCGTTTAGCGAATCGCTGAAAAGCTGGACTGTAACTGCGTCAATAACTCCAACATAATATGTTTGCCCATCGTTTAGCGGCACTGGAATTGTGCCTGTAAGCACCCTTGCAGACATTCCTTGACCAGATGTCAATCCATGTGGAGTTGTTGTTGTGAAATCAGTAATTGGATCAATGGCAACATTACGGGTCGCAATCGTTGCATCATCTGGCGCAATAGTTCCATATTGGAAATCTTGCTGCGAGTGAATTGGAATGAGAAGACCATCCACTCCCATTCCGTTTGGCATTTGCGAGCGAAGATTGCGATTGTTTTGATCGGTTCCAAGAACGCGAATTTTCTTGCCAACATCATTGTTGCTTTCAGCAACCGCAATAAGTTGCGAAGGCTGAATGATGTCCATCAGCGTTGCTACATAGCCTCGATCATCCCATGCCCACTCAACGGAATTATACATTCCACCTTTGTTCACATGGTATTGGAACAATCGATTGCGGAAGTATGTCGGAGAACCATCGATATTGACAGCAAGAGGCACATCAATGTTGCGAGGCAGCGCAAGACTGCAACGATCCCAGCCAGTGCAGACATCGACCTCCGCTGTAGTGTGCGTCCAGTGTCCAGATTCCATCAAGGTCTGGACTGCCTGCTGAATTTTACGAAATACCTTCTTGGTATCTGTTGATCCTAAAATTTCAGCGCATTCATCGAAGATTTCCGAGACAAACATGGCGCGAAATTAGCGCATGGAACCTTCTTGTGCAAGAGAATTCAGAAACTCTTCATCAGCACCCATTGCAGCGGCTTCTGCGGCCATTGCTTCTCCTTCTGGAGCGGTTGCGCCACCCTTTTGAGCTTCAACATCTGCCTTGAGCGTTTCAAGGCCAGTTGCAAGCTGTGTGACGAGCGTGTAGATCGCATCAAATGCGTCAGAAGGCATTTCAACCATAACTTGTCCACCAGCGGGAGTAGCCATGTCAGGAGTTGGTGCGGCCATTTCCCCCGGCATCGCGTCTGGTGTTGGTGTTGGTGCTTCAGTTGGAAGCTCATTTTTTGGAGGCATAAATTTTAATCTTCGTATTCTTCGGTTTCGGATTCACTAGCAGCTTTCAAACCCATCTCGATAGCGTCTTCATCGTCTTCTTCTTCCATTTTGCTTTCTGGCATTTCCTCGCAGCATTCTGGTTTGATTCCACAAATACATAGCTCAACGGAATGACGCTTCTCATTTTTGCCATTGCGAGTGATGTCTTCATTGCGCTCCATAACTTTTTTGTAATGGATGATTGCCATGCCCTCTTTTTTAAGCTTCTCAAGACCCTTTACATTGTCAAAGTAAAGCGAAGGATAGCTATATTCTTTGTCGCCCTCTTCAGCTTCCATCTCTGGTTCGGAAATTGACATTCCAATCATTGGTTTAATCTCTTCAGACAAATCAATAAAACCAGATTTTAGTTTAGTTTTTTCTTTTGTGTATGGCATATTAATTCAGAATATCGGGCCAAGTTGTTATGCGTTGTAATAAGGAATTTTTCTAGTTGATCCATTTATGGAAATAGAAATATACCCAAGCGGAGTTGCAGGTAATGCAGATGCACCGCCTGCCGCTCCAACAGTTGTTGCTGTTGTTCCAGATGAGATTACAATATTACCAGAAGTAATAGTTCCAGTTGTAGTTAAATTTTGATTTCCAAAATTACTTGCACTCGTCAGCGAAGTTGTGTCGTTAAAAGTAATTCCTGCGGAGTCGATTTGTGTTGGCATATTATGAAACCCTTATTTGAACTACAGAACCATTGCGATAAAATTGACCAACTGCAACTCCACCAGCAGCGGCGGCAACATCGTTAGCATATGATGTGCTTCCAGAAAGTGTTGTTGAAATTATCTTCAATACGATAATTGAATCAGTAGTCAGAGTGGCTGAAGTAGTGCCATTGACTTTGATATACCCTTGCGCGAGGCTGGAATCATTTTCTAATGAGAGTGATGTTGCCATAATTAGTTCCTTGGATAACGAGCTTTGATCTCTTCTACTTTAGCAATCCATTCTTCTTTTGTTGCTTCGTCTCGTTGATACTTGAAGAAGATAGGATCAGACTCTGCAACATATGCAGTATGGCGAAGTGCGTCAATATCTGGTGGCGCAGGAGGATCGGCAGGTTCTGGAGTGTTTCCTTCACCAAGCCAAGTCAGATATGATTGGTAGTCAGTATTCGCGAGATCAGCGGGGATGAATGCGTTATCCGTGAGTCGCAGGATACTCGTTGAATCGTAGATGAGTTTGTAGTTCATATATTAAAGTTCTGCTGTTAGATTTAATCTGAAAGAAAATGTATTGCTTACAGCAGACCAGCTATTTGCTCCTCTTTCAACATAATAAGAAATAACTTCTCCCCCACTGGAAGAGGAGCTAAATAAAGATGCTGTGCTTGGCCCAGATACTATTGTAAAATTAACTTCTTGAATAGTTGGTGTTGCTCTCATTTTTACTGGTAGCGGGACTGAAAAAAATGGAGTATATGTTCCAGTTCCAAGAGACTGACCATGAGCATCTACAGTAATGTTTCCATGCGTTTGGTAATACCTCTGACACAAAGAAAGTTCAATTCCAATAGGACGATTCTCAAATGGAGTTGCTACTGATCCTTCTTCAAGTTGGACAAGTGATACTGTTCCGCTTGAGAATTTAATCGTGGCATTCGTATTAGCAGGAAGTGTGACTTGTCCACCATTAGCAATCGCCGTTCCATTTACTGCTCCAGTTGCAGTTCCAGTCCATGAAAGCGTATATGTGCCACCTTCGATATTAAGGGATTCGATAACTTGTTCAATACCGCCAGCGGGAGCAGTAACGATATTGCCAGTTCCGCTTGCAGAGAATGTCAGATTCTGACCAGATGTAACTACACGCCAGCGATCCAAGGTATATTGATTTGCTCCACTCGTCGCAGTTCCAGAAACATATGCGCGTTGGTTGATTCCAAAGTTACCATTGATGATTTTGTTCCGAAAAGCCAGCGCAGTTCCGTTCACCAATGCTGGCGTTACTATTCCTGTAGTTCCGTTAATTGTTACTGGCATAATTTTAATCCTTTATACTACTGTCCAAACTGATCCACTTGGGATTGTTACTGTAACTCCTGCGTCAACTGTAATCGGCCCAGCAGTCATTGCGTTTTTGTTTGTGGTAATTGTATAGCTGGCAGTTACATTTTGATCGTTCTCCCAGAAGATTTCATCAGTTCCCGCTCCAGTTGCTCCTCCGCTTCCAATTCCTGTTGCTCCTTGAAGCCCAGTAGCCCCAGTAGGGCCGCCGCTTGGGCCTGTTGCTCCGATTAAACCAGTAGCTCCAGTTGATCCAGATCCCGTTGCCCCAACTGGGCCAGTTGCACCCATGAATGTGCCGTCATTGGCAAGACGAATGAAATAGCACATCAATCCTTCACCATCAAGTCGAGGCTGATCAAAAATTTCAGTTGTATTATTAGGGTCACACGGAACATCCCAAATAACCCTACCATTAGTGATCGTCTTATTTATAGTTCCATAAAGAGCGTAAACAAGATTATCAATCAGCGATGGAACTGATTCTGAAGAAATTGTTGGATATGGAACTTCAGGGCAACAAGTGCTGCTATAAGTTGAGCTGTTACAGTTGCAAGACATAAGATTTTGTTAAAATTGCATTATTGAAAATTAAAGTCAAACATTTTTTACACGACTGTCCAAACTCCACCAGATGGAACTGTAACAACCACTCCAGATGCAATTGTGATTGGGCCAAAACTGCCAGCGTTTATTCCAACTGGAATTGAATAAGATGTATTCACTGTTTGTCCATTCAGAAAGAAGATGGCATCAGTTCCTGCTCCAGTAGCTCCACCCGCCGATCCTGATGGGCCAGTCGCGCCTGTTGCCCCCTGTGCTCCAACTCCGGTTGCACCAGTTGCTCCTGTTGAACCAATTCCAGTTGCGCCTGTTAAACCTTGAATGCCAGTGCTGCCTGTTGAGCCTTGTCCGCCTGCAATTCCAGTGGCTCCTGTGCTGCCTTGTGTTCCTTGAATACCCGTTGAGCCAGTTGCGCCAATTCCAGTCGCTCCAGTGCTGCCTTGCAATCCAGTAGCTCCAGTAAGACCAGAAGTAACAATTGCAAATATCAATTGCTGATTGTTTATGAATTGCGATGTTCCTCCAGATGCAACAAGTGTTACTGTAATAGAAATATAACTATTAAGAACAACAGTTGGGGTAGCGGTAATCCTCCAAGTTTGGAAATTGTTTGAATTGCTTTGGTCTTGAACAATGAATGTATCGTTTGTTTTGAACAGAGGAAAGAAGACATCAATGTCATTTCCAAGCGCATCAATATGTGAAAGCGTTACAATTGTAGATGCTGTTTGCGTAGCGTTATCCCAATACAATGTATTGATTGCAGGAACGCCGCTCGTTATAGTTGTGTCAGCTTTGTAGTTGTAAAATGTAGATGATTGTCCAGTAAGTCCAGTAGCACCTTGAATTCCTGTTGCGCCTGTGGCTCCAATCCCTGTAGCTCCAGTGCTTCCTTCTGGCCCAGTTGATCCAGTTGAACCTTCCACACCAGTTGCTCCAGTGGCTCCCACGCCAGTTGATCCTTGCAATCCTGTTGCTCCAGTTGACCCAGTCAAACCTTGAATTCCTGTAGCACCAGTAGTTCCCGCTCCAGTAGCTCCAACTGGGCCAGTAGAACCAGTTGCGCCAATTGAACCAGTGCTTCCAGTTGCTCCAATTCCACCATCTCCAGAAAGTGCAATTTGCCAGTCTGCAAAAGTTCCAGAACCTTGAACTTTATCTACATAAATTTTTACAAAATCATCTGCAACTTCAATAATATTTCCTTCAACCCAATCAAAAGGATAAGCAGAATTAGCAACGGCACGAACTCTTGATCCGTATGTCCATCCAACATCTGCTGAAGTAAAATAAAATGTTCTTAATCCAACTTGAATTGGATGCGATGTAAAACTTTGACGAGTAATTACTGGAGATATACCACTTGCTCCTTGCAACCCCGTTGATCCAGTTGACCCTGTTGCTCCAAGATTTCCCGTTGCTCCTTGAGTTCCTGTTGCTCCCGTAGCTCCAAACCCCGTTGCCCCTTTTGGGCCAGTTGCTCCAAGATTGCCAGTTGCTCCTCTTAAACCACTTGCCCCAGTTGATCCAATTCCAGTTGAGCCTGTTAAACCTTGCTGTCCAGTTGCTCCAATAGCTCCTGTTGCACCTATCCCAGTTGCGCCTGTAGCTCCAACATAAGGCCAGTTGCAATCCATAGAATTTAATGGAGCGCATCCGCAATTTGAAGAGCTTTGTGGGCTTGGAACCCAATTGAATTTTGGCATAAAAAAACTACAAGGTGTTTACTTTGGTTGATTATTTTTGTCAAAAGAAAGTTTTAGCACTTGCCAATAAACTTCGTCAATAAGCGTTCCGAGTTCCTCTACTGTTTCTTCTTGCAAGTCTGATAACCTTGCGTGAATTAGTTCGTGCGATAAAACATTTAGAAGATTGCTTTGCGAGTTCGGATTGATCGTAATCAAGCGTTTTTCGTAATCGCAGCAACCATCGTCTGTGACACCATCAGTCTTGCCGGGATGTCCAAACTTAATAGTCCACAATTGACCATTAATTCTTGCTTTTACGCTTTTTTTCGTCATGGAAAAAATAATGTGGAACTTTTCTTACTCCATTACTTTTCTGTAAAAAGTAATCTTTCTTTTCAACTATTCCAAGTTCAATCCCCATTCTAACTTTTCGAGAAGCGTGACTTGAATTTATATTCCAAATTTTACATAGCTCAACAATTGAATACCATCCTTTAGGAACAGGCTCGTATCGTTTATGGATACTATCTTGGATGATTTTTAAAAAGTCGTTTGGAGTCATGATGCGAAAATTAAACAAGAATTTTATTTCCTTTTTTGATATTTTCAATTTTCCACAATGGCTGAAAATTTGTGTAATGATTTAATTTTATCAACTCTTCTTCTGTTTTTGCAAGAGATATTGGTATTATATGGTCAAGACTCCATTCAGTTCTATTTTCCCATGTCATTCCTTCTTTAAATTTATTCTCAATGTATTTTTTGAAAAAATCATAATCGCATCCAAGTATTTTACTTGTTTTTGTTTTTTTGGAAAAACCACGATTTCTTATTCCGTTTTGGATCAGTGTAGAGATATTACATCTAATTTTATATATAGGATCACTTCTTCTTTTATTTCTAACATAATCTCTACTTGTTTTTCTAAACCTATCTCGATTTTTTTCTCTCCAAGAATTTTTAAGATGCCTACATTTTTCTTGGTTTTTGCTTCTCCATTCTTTCAAATACAGACTTAATTTTTCTTTATTTTGCTTTCTGTATTCTCTGCATCTTTCTTTTTCTTTTTCTTTATTTTCTTGCCACCTTTTTTTACATTTTTCAATACGCTTTTGCCTTATTTCTTGGTATTTTTCTGGATGAACCCAACGCTCTTTTCCAGTATGATAATACTGCCAAAAAACCATTCCATCACTTCTGATGTCTCCTTGCTTAAATCTCAAATTGGAAGTCTCCACACATCTCCTTTTGCTCTTTGCGTGATTTGAAGTGATGACTGATGCAATGACTCGCAATATTCTCCCCACAGCCATCCTTGACACCAACTGAATGTGCTTCGGCGATTTTTAGCATATTCTAATGCTCCGCGAGCAGTTAATGTTCCTATATTATAGCAAGTTCCACCATGATATGTTCTGGCATTTTGAATGGCTACACGATGAGTATGCCCCATTATTATTTTTCTCCTGCTTCTATCGCAGTATTGCTCTGCCATGTCTCTTGCCGCAGATTCTCCAAAACAAGTTCCATGAGTAAATCCCATGTCTGCTATATCAACAATTTGTTCAATTCCAGAATATGGAATCAACCTTGCTTTAAGTTTTTTTGATGTATCTTCAATTGCAGAAATAATTTTGTGGGCGCAATATGATGTAACAGCATTTTTGCTATTTGTTAGTTTCCATGCTCGATCCTCATGGTTGCCACAAAGGATATATGGGTCTTTGCATCCTGCCATTAGCTGTCGCAAGTGAGTTAATCCAGTATCAATATCTGGAGTTATTTCGTCTCCATCATTTCCAGACCCCGCGCCATTTCCCATTAACGCAGACATATCAATAAAGTCACCAAGATGAAGTATTGTGTCTGGTTTATATTTTTCTTTAAATGACATTACTGCTTTCCACGCTTCGGAATCACAATAACGAGCGTGTGTGCATGAAACTGCTAACACTTTCTTCCATTTGTGTGCAATATTAGCCATATTTATTTATATCGATGCGATACTTGGATGAATGCGAATCAAATCTTTTACAAGTGTTTTTTTTCTAACTTTTCTCCAAACTCCGTCTCCGCTTGTTGAATCTCTTTCGCCTTTACCATTGGTGTTTCCTTCCAAAGTCACAATTTCTTTACCTGTGTCTTCAACAACAAATCCAACATGAGAGAAGTCAAATGTTACAATGTCGCCAAGTTGTGCCTTATGCGTTTCATTATATACCTTAGTGGTGTTTGGACGTTGCAATGCCCAAGATTTTAGACCATGCGCAAGTGCTGTTTTTGGTCGCCATTCTTCAGGGCTTCTGCGTCTTAGATTAAGCCAAATTACAACCTGCGGAATAGACAACCACTCGCGGATGCACCAATCAACATACGCCGCGCACCAAGGCCAAGAAGCAGGTTCAAGATTTGTCGCGGATTGATATTCGCGGATTCTTGATCCACTATTATTTCCACCTTCTTCCCTCACGCCAACTTCCGCAGAAGCAATGGCAATAAGTTTATGAAGCATGAATTATTTTTTCTCTTGACGAAACACATTGATTGCTCCTGCAACAGCAATTCCTGCCGCTGCAATTGCATTGAATTGGTTTGGTTCAATAGCCAATCCAGATGCAGCAACAATCATAGCTACACCGCGCCAAGTGGATGTTTCAGATAAACGAGTAAGTATGTAATCAAGTATTTTCATTTGTCTTTGTATATTTTGTGTTCTGGAATGATTGGATTAAACCAATCTATTTTCTGTTCTACTGGGAAATATTTGACTTGCAAAGAAATTTGTATTTTTCCTAAATCACCTGCATTTTTTCCAGTTGGTGGAATTAATATACTAACACAACCAATCATGCAAGCGGAAATTAAAATAATCAAGAAAAATTTCAATTGGTAATTTTGTTTTTGACAAATTCAAAAAACACTGTCCAGATAAATGCTGCTGCTGCAATGATACCAAATGCGTAGCCGCGATGAGATTCTAATGAACGCAAGCGTTTTTCAAAATCTGCAAATTTACTGCCAAAGTCTTTTTGATTTTCTAACACAAGATCAAGTTTACCGGAAAGTATTCCGAGCGTTCGCTGAATGTCATCTTGCTCCATCATAAAATTAGTTTTCTATAAAGTGAGAACTCGTAAGTTTGGTTTCTGCACTGCACCATTTCAGCCACTCTTTTGCAACCGAATCAGAATTATCCCACCATGCGCGAAGGTTCATGCTTTTCCAATATGAATCCCAAACCCAAAGTTTGTTTTGGTTTGTTGGATAAAGGTAGCATGACAACGCATGGCTAAACTTAGGAGTATTTACTACAAGAACTTTTGCTTGAATCCCACTTTGTTTCAATGCTTGTGTCATGGCGATTGCTTCTGGCAAGCAAGCATTTTTGTATTTACCGACGAATTGCGGTTGATCTACTGGGGGAGTAGATGTGCAACTTGTCAGTAAGATAACAAATATGGAAACAAGGAATTTCATTCTTCAACCCAAGTGTAAATTCCATTTACAACTTTAAGTGCAAATGTTCCTGTGTCGCTTGGTGGTGTAGGCATACGCTCGGCGACGAGGATGGGAGCCTCGTCAACCCGAACGTAAATCTTGCCGTCCGTCACGTTGATCGCAATTTCGCGTTCGATCCATTGAGAAGTTGATGGTTTAGCACCGGGGATTAAACTCTGCAATGGGAGGATGCGTGATGGGATTTCGGTTTCGGACGGCATTTGATTTTAGACTCCAAATTTAACTTTTCCGAAGAATTTAACTGGAGCTTGCATTTTGACAAGCGTTGGTTGAGCAACGCCATCAAGTTCCAAACCAGTTCCGTTGTTATAGAGTTCTGCAACTTCTGCGTCACTTAATGCGCGGTTCCAGATGCCGACTGCGTCGATTGAAGCGGAAAAGGCATCAACACGATCTGCTTCAGAGCCTAAAACAAGTTGGCTCAAAGATTCAGCCGTGCAAAGCGCGCCTGTTATTGATTCTGAGAAAAAAATTAAATTTCCGTCAACAAATGCTTTAAATGAAGAATTTGAAGAACTATATACCATAACAACATGGTGATATTGTCCGTCATCTGGGATTGCACTGCCTTCAGCGAAAGAATAAAAACCTCCGCTAGAATCAGTAAAGAACCCCATTCCGATTTGCGTGCCATCACCCCAACCTGTCACTAGTGAAAAATCGTTACTACCTCCACCCCAAATGCTAAATATCGGAGAGCCTACGCTATTTTTATACCAGCAAGAAATAGATAGCTCTGAAGTGTTGGCAAGAAACGATGCGTCTCGTGAAAGTGATCCTTGATCAAACACAGCAGCATTCCCAATTTTGCCAGAAGCAAAAGAGACGTTGCCGTTGTTGGTGAGGGTGCGGTTGTTGCCGGAGGAGTCGGTGAGGTCGGAGAGTTTATAAAAAGCGCGAAGGTTGTCTGTTAGTGCCATAATATTTAAAAAATAGATTGCCAAAATAACCCTGCCGCTACGCATTGTAACGGCAGGGTGTTATTTAGTTTAGTTCAGATTAGAACGTGCCACCACCGAGGATGAACCCAGTAAGTGTGCTTGTTCCAGAACCGATGATGTTTTGCGAAACAGTGACCGATCCAACAACGTCGAGCGCAGTGGAAGGAGTTTCAGTTCCGATACCAACTGAACCAGCAGCACCAACGAAAAGCGCAGTTGAACCTGCACCGCTGATTTCCATGCTGGAGGCTTGGAGGTTAACGCCGCTGATAGAACCACCAGTGATGCTTACATTGCTGGAGTTCTGGGTTGACATTGTGCCAAGACCAGCAATCGTGCCTTCAGCCGACGAAAGGCGGGTCTCATGGTTGTCGGTAACGTCGCGGACGCTCTGAACGTCGCTTGTACGAGCAGAAACCTCGTTATCAATTGCAGTCTGGAGCGAGGCTACGGCAGCTTCACGTGCGGAAACTTCGTCAGCAATATCACTAGCAATCTCCGAAGCGAGGTCGCTGATAGCCGTTTGGCGAGCAGAAACTTCGTTGTCGATTGCAGTTTGCAGAGCGGCTTCAGCAGCAAGAGCGCGGGTCTCTTCAGCAGCAACAGCAGTGGCCGAGCTTGCAGTCAGGTTGGTGATTGCGTCCGTGAGGGAACCGTCAGCCGACTGAAATGCAGACACAACCTCCGTGAGCGAGTCAAGGGCGGCAGGGTCGATGTTGCTCAGAACCGAATCAACACGGCTATTAACAGCCGAGATAGCGGATTCACGGGCAGTGGTCTCAGCAGAGATCGCAGCAGCGCGAGCAGTTGCTTCGGCAGAAACAGCGGCGGCACGTGCAGTTTGTTCCGCAGAGATAGCAGCTTCACGAGCCGATGTTTCGCTAGCGATGTCGTCAGCAAGACCGGATTCAGCAGCTTCGGCGCGGGTTTGTTCTGCGCTAACAGCAGCAATACGAGCAGTTACTTCAGCAGCAAGGTCGCTCTCAAGTTCAGCCTCCGCAGCTTCAGCGCGGCTAACTTCACTAGCAAGGTCGCTCTCCAAAGTGCTAACACGGCCAGTCAAGGTCGTAGCAGCATTTTCAATTGCGATAATGTCTGTCTCAGCTTCACTAACACGTCCTTCGACAATACCAGCAGCAGTCTCAATAGCGGTGCTACGAGTGTCGTTGGTGTTGGCGCGGCTAACGAGATTGCTGACATCGCCAGTCAGGATGTTGTCAGCGGCGATACGAGCGGCTTCTTCGTCGGAAATATCCGAAGCAAGTTCAGCTTCAGCGGCTTGAGCGCGAGTAACTTCAGCACCAAGGGCGGATGTCGCCGATGTGCCGAGAGCGGAAATGGCTCCGTTAAGATCAGAATCAGCCTGTTGAAAAGCTGTTACAACTTCCGAAAGGGAGTCAAGGGCCGCTGCATCCGTGTTGGATACAAGTGCGTCAACTCGGCTGGAGAGATCACTAACAGCAGTTTGACGTGCAGTAACTTCTGCGTCGAGGGCGGATTGAACTCCACCACTCAGGGACTCAGCGTAGCTACGGGTCGAGAAGTGACCTTCACCAGCGATTGGGACGATGGCGGTAGCATTACCTGCTCCGTCATTGCCTGTTCCGATGTAGAGGATGTTGTCGTTTTCGTTGTGGGCCAACTCTGCTGTGAGAGCGGATTGCGGTGCGCCTGCTCCTGCTGGATCACCGAGAAGACGATGACGATTGCTGAAGCGTGTGCGGTTGATGTCGTTGTTTGGCATAATTAGTTTATGTTGTTTAGTTTAGTTTTTGTGTTTTTGTTTTTCTTGTTGAGTTTTTCAACAATGAAAGTGTTAATACGATCCAGCTTCTTCGATGTCAACGAAAATCTCGACTGGATCAAAAATAGTTGGAAGTTCTGATAAATTAATTTCGCTTGCTAAAACTGCATATCTTCCGGGCAGTGGTTGCCACAATGGATACAAGTCTTTATCCCAATCTGTTAAGAATTCTAACCATCCACCCTCAGTATTGATTACTGCGTATTTCTCAGTCATATTAAAAATAAGTTGTGACAACAACAATACCTTGCGATCCGTTGCCGCCCTTGCCAGATGCAAATCCACTGCCACCTCCACCTCCACCGCCACCAGCACCATAGAGTCCTCCGTTGCCTCCCGCCATTGCGGGTGCTGTAAAACTTGCTGTTCCTCCACCGCCGCCAGATGCGTTAAGCGGAGTGCCAGTTGGAACATCAGGCCCATTTGCGCCAGCGGCAGGCGCAGTAGCTGATCCATTATATGAAGTCGCTAATCCTCCTGTTCCACCAGCACCCGCTGTTACCGACCCCGGCGTTCCACCGCCACCTCCACCACCTCCACCAGCACCTGTATTTTGTCCTGCATTTGATCCTGCGCCTGTCGCTGATCCATTTGCTCCTGTGCCGCCAGTAAAAATTGCTCTACCTCCACCAGAACCAGCAGAGCCACCAGCACCTAATGCGCCTCCAGTGCCATTCCCACCTCTATCGGCATAGGCCCATAGTCCAAAATTAGAAATAGTTCCGGGTGTTCCGTTAATACCAAGTCCAACAGATGTTACAGATGCGCCGCCAGCACCACCCGATCCAACATTGCCATTTTCAAAAGCTCCAAGCAATGCGGCAGATAATGTTACAAAACTTCTTGCTCCAGCACCACCGCCGCCACCGCCAGATGCAGGCGTTGCAGAAGCACTCATTTGCCCAGAACCACCACCGCCGCCACCACTAATAACAGCAACATGAACAGATTTTGCACCAGCAGGTTTTGTCCAAGTGTATGCACCGGGAGTTGAAAAAATTTGAATATCAGTTGGAGTTGTTGCTGCGCCAGTTGCGCCAGTTGCTCCTTGAGGCCCAAGCTGGTTATACATCACCTGCATTACTGAAATAATTACCGATGGAATATTCGGTGCTGGTGCAGTTGCTGTGTTGTGGTCAATACCAATATTCGTATTGTTAGTTGACCACATGATCTGGAAATTGTCTCCAGCGGCAAAATTATCCATGAAGTCCCACGCCGCTACCACATATGGAGTATTTGTTGGGACGGCAACTCTTGTTGCAGAATCTGGAATATCAGTTCCATTTTTGCGGAACCAAATCTGAACAGTGTTTCCCCCACCCCCACCACCATTGTTATGCAATTGAGCGGAAAATTGAATGTCGTATGTTCCCGAAGAAGTAAAAGTAATTTGTGATCCGCTAACAACAGAAATTCCATTTTCTCCAATGACATTATTTACTGTCATTGCATATGCAGTATTAATAGCGGCAGCGGTTTGATCAACGTTGCTAAAATATGACCCGTAAAAACCAGAAGCTCCACCAGCACCAGTCAATCCAGTAGCTCCCGTGAGTCCTGTCGCTCCAGTAGAACCGCTTGCACCTACGCCAGTTGCTCCAGTTGCACCATCAATACCAGTTGATCCAGTTGCACCCGTCGAACCTTGACCTCCAGCGATTCCGGTAGCACCTGTGGAACCTTGTGCGCCAGTGCTTCCAGTGGCTCCATCGTTTCCAGAAACTCCTGTAGCTCCAGTAGTTCCAATTCCAGTTGTTCCCTGTAATCCAGTTGCTCCAATTAATCCAGTAACACCAGTTGCACCCTGTAATCCAGTTGCTCCTGTAGAACCTTCATTTCCAGTTGCTCCAACAACGCCTTGAATGCCTGTCGCGCCTGTGCTACCCTCTAATCCTGTTGCGCCTGTAGAACCAACACTTCCCGTCAACCCCGTTGCGCCTGTGCTTCCTTGGTCTCCAGTCAAACCTGTTGCGCCAGTAGCTCCAAAAAGTCCAGTTGCGCCAACTCCAGTAGCACCTTGTTGACCTTGCACGCCAGTTGCTCCAGTAGCTCCAGAGCCTGTTGCGCCAGTTGCTCCCGTAACACTTAATCCGCTTGCTCCAACTGGCCCAGTTGCGCCAGTTGCTCCGCTTGCACCAATACCAGTTGCACCTGTGCTGCCAGTAGAACCTGTGGCTCCAGTCGGGCCACCTGATGGGCCTGTTGCACCTGTTGCTCCGATTGCTGCTGTTGCTTGACTTCCTGTGAAATCAAGTTTCCCAGTAAATGGATTAAATGTAAGTGCCATAATTACGAAATCACTACTTTTATCAAATTAGCGTCATTCACTGTTGGAGGTTGAACGGCATACGTCAATGTGAGAGTAGCAACAACGGCAGATGCTTTTTTATATACAACAGTAGCAATGTTGTTTGTTGTTCCGTAATATGTCAACGCAAGTTCGTCATACTCTGGAATCTGAAATCCCTGCAATCCTGCAAGCGATGTTTCAATTGAATTGACTCCATCTAAAACAAGATGGCGATATTTTGCTGTATCAAGAATCGACGGAATTTCCATAATTTAATTTGTAAGCTGATGAGGTGGCAGTGTCAACTTAATAACACTGCCACCGATACCAACCTATTTGATTAAGGAATTACGCAAGGCGTAGGATTGCCATCAAATGGGCAACGACGATAAACAATAGCGCACACGTTTTGTGGGCGAAGTGGCTGAATAGCGCGTTGGATTTGATAGATATGCTGACCGAAGTCACCATACAGGTTACAATCGTTGTCGCGGAAGTAAGTCCACTCAAGTTCACCCATGGCGAGTTGAGGAGCGAATTTAAATGTGCCTTCGCCAACATAGTTTTCTGGAACAAGGCGTTTGAACGCTTCACCAGCGATAACGAACATGACTTCGTATGGAGCGGCAACCCAAGCTGGATTGCGGCGTTGAGCAAAACCATTCGTAACGGCAGTTGAAACGATTGGGTTGACCAGAGTCAAGACACCAGCAACGTTTGCAGTAGCGCGGAGAGGCTGTTGGTCGATACCAAAAGCAAACCCACGATAGCCCATGAACTGATAACCAGAGATGGACTCTTCACCGAGCTTGAAGCTACCAGCGGAGAGATAGAGAAGGTCTTCCTTGACATCAGCGTCATTGCGGAAGTTCTCGATCTGA